CCTGCCATTGTCGCGATACGCTGGTGATCAAGACTCGCCACAACGTCGACGGGACTGAGACCAGCCGGCGGCGAATTTGTAGGAATTGTGGGCATCGGCTGACCACTGTGGAGATTTCTTTATAGTGGCGTCCACATATAGCCCCATTCTGTTTTGTCGTTGTTGAGTCGTTGGAATCGCCTGCTATGATGCAGGTATGTCCGACTCCGACGACCTATCGCAAGCGATCCGCGACGCGGCCAGCGCCCCGAAAAAGACGCAGGTTAAATCTACGTCTGTCGAGGAACATCCGATCGCGGATCTTATCGCCGCCGACCGGCACCTGGCCAACAAGACGGCGGCAACGCGGAACCACCTGGGCCTGCGATTCACCAAGATCATTCCGCCGGGGTGTGGCTGATGAGCGTCAACGCCCTGCTGGGGATGCCTCAGTACCAAGAGCAAAAGCCGCAGCCGTCCGCACAGCAGCGCCCGGTCGCCGCTGATATGGTCGTCGATTCGCCGCGAATCCATGCCCGCTATGACGCGGCGCAAACGACCGACGAGTTCCGCAACTACTGGGCGAACACCGACGCGATGGACGCGGACAGCGCCAACAGTCGCGGTGTTCGTTTGCGGCTGATGCAGCGGTCCCGATACGAAGCCGGCAGCAATGGCTACTTCGACGGGATGCTCAAGATCCACGCCAACTACCTGGTGCGGACCGGCCCGACGCTGAGAATGCAGACGGCCAGCGACACGTTCAACCGCATGGTTGAGATGGCGTGGTTCACCTGGTCCAAGAGGGTCCAACTGCGCCGCAAACTTCACACAATGGCCCGCGCGAAGATGCAGGACGGCGAAGCGTTCGCGATCCTGCGGACCAACCCGCGACTGCGGAACCCGGTCAAGCTGGATCTGGCACTGATCGAGGCCGAGCAGGTCACCAGCCCGCTGCTGCCGTTCGGCATGGTCGGATACATCGACGGGGTTCGGTTCGACGAGTTCGGCAACCCGATGTGGTACGACGTTCTCAAATACCACCCGGGCAGCATGTTCTTCGACGTCGAGAAGATCGCCGAGCGGGTGCCTGCCGACAACATGCTCCACTGGTTCGCCCAAGAGCGACCCGGCCAGCACCGCGGCGTCGCCGAAATGAAGTCGACGCTCAACACCGGGGCCGCATCGCGACGCTGGCGGGAAGCCACGCTGGCAGCTGCGGAGACCGCGGCCGAAATGTCGGTGCTGCTCAAGACGCAGCTGTCACCCGACGAAGGCGCGGACCTCGCCGCGCCGTTCTCATCGGTCGAGTTCCAGCGGCGAATGATGACCGCCCTGCCGATGGGCTGGGACGCCTCGCAGATGAAAAGCGAGCACCCCAACGCGACCTATGAATCGTTCCACCGGGCACAAGTCAGCGAAGGTGGGCGGCCGAAGTGCATGCCGCACAACCTGTCGGGCGGCGATTCGAGCGACCACAACTTTGCTTCGGGCAAGCTGGACTTCACCCCCTACTACATCCAGGTCGACGTCGAGCGGCGCGACGGCAGCGATATGGTGCTGGAGCCGCTGTTCGAGCAGTGGTTCGACGAGGCGGCGCTGCGATACGGCTGGAACCAGATCCCCGACCTCTACCCGCCCCACGAGTTCGACTGGCCAGCCCATCCGGTGGCGGATGAAAAGGCAAAGGCCGACGCGAATGAGAAGCGTCTGAAAACGGGCCAGATGACGCTGACCCGCATGTACTCGGAGCTGGGCGACGACTTCGACGACGTTCTGCCCGAGATGGCGGAAGACTATGGGGTCAGCCTGGACGAAATGCGGAAGATCCTGCTCAACGCGACGTTCAACGCCACTGGCTCGCAAGCCTCCATGGCGCAGGTCGAAAACACGGACACCAGCGGAGAGACCGGTGAAGAATAAGCGACTCCCGATCATCGCGGCGTTTGGCGAGTCGGCCAACACGCTTGGCCTGTACGGCTCGGTCACGATCGAAGCGAAGCAAGGCGAAGGCGAATCGACCAGGCCGGCCACGTTCGAGATCCAGGCCTACAACGGCGGGCCGCTGGCCACGCCGGCCTACATGAACAAGTTCGGAATGCCGGTCGTGATCGACTTGGCTGGCATGGAGACCGCCCCATCGGTCACCGCCAACATGGACCACGACCAGGCCCAGCGGGTCGGTCACGTTACGGAGACGCGGAACGATGGGCGTCAGCTGATCCTGGCCGGCATTGTGTCCGGTACTGGTGCGGCGGCCGCTGAGGTCGTCGCCAATGCAAAGCAAGGTTACCCGTGGCAAGCCTCCGTCGAGGCCGTGCCGCTGGTGCCACTGGAAAAGATCGAGGCCGGTAAGTCGGTCGTTGTCAACGGGCAGCGGATCGACGGGCCGGTATTGATCGCGCGGAAGTCTCGGTTGTACGGCGTCGCATTTCTTGCCCGCGGGGCAGATTCGACGACCTCGGTAAAGATCGCGGCGACCGCCGCAACCACACTCGGAGAGAATGAGATGAAGTTCGAAGAATGGATCATCGCGATGGGCTTTGCCATCGCCACCCTGACCGACGTCCAGACCGCCAAGCTGCGCGAGAAGTTCGATGCGGAGGTCAAGGCGTCCGGCGCGACCATCAAGCCCGGCAAGGCTCCCGAGATCCAGGGCAAGGGCGGGACCGCCTTCGACCTGGACGGACTGAAGGTCGCCTACGCCAAGCACGAGAACGAAATCGAGGCGACCGCCTTCGAGTTCTCCGGCAAGGTGCCGGCCCACAAGCTGTCGGAGATCAAGGCCGGCGCCATGGCCGCTGGGTACAAGCTCAAGAGCGAAGCCCTGCAGCACGAATGGGCGCCGACCCGGTTCGAGATCGAAGCGATCAAGGCCCATTACGACTTCAAGGCGACCTGCCTGGAAGCGTCGCGACCGTCCGGGCCGGCGATCCATGCCGGGAGCAAAGACGTTTCCGGTGACGTGATCGAGGCCGCGATGGCGACCGCCCTGCGGGTCAAGGACGTCGAAAAGCAGTACAAGGACGAAACCCTGCAGCGTGCGCACACGCAGTTCAAGGGACGCCTCGGCCTGCAGCAGGTGATCATCATGGCGGCTTCGGCCAACGGCTACCATGCCCACGCCGGCGAGCCGATCCACGTCGGCAACATCCGCCAGATCCTGGAGTTCGCGTTCAACCGCCAGCCGATCCATGCGGCCGCGATGTCGACCGTCAGCCTGTCGGGGATCTTGAGCAACATCGCCAACAAGATGCTGCTCGAGGGGTTCCGCGAGGTCGGTGACGAGTGGCGGATGATCGCCGACATCAAGCCGGTCAGCGATTTCAAGACGGTCACCAGCTACCGGTTGCTGGATGACATGGAGTACAAGAAGCTGGGGGCAAACGGCGAGATCGAGCACGGCAAGGTCGGTGAGGAATCGTTCACGCGATCCGCCGACACCTATGCTCGGATGTTCGCGCTGACCCGCACCCAGATCATCAACGATGACCTCGGAGCGTTTGACGACATCCGGACCCGCCTGGGTCTCGGTGCCGCCCGTGCGATGCGTCGCCTGTTCTGGACCACGTTCATGGACAATGCGACGTTCTTCACCGCCGCCCGCGGCAACTACTTCGAGGGCGCGGCGACCACGCTGCTCACCGATGGCGTTGGCCTGCAGACCGGGATCACGACTTATCGCAAGCTCAAGAGCGGTGACAAGAAGCGGGTTGGCAGCACGTCCAACAACATGCCGCAGAACCCGATCGGCCCGCCGTCGATGGTGGTTGTGCCTCCGGAGCTGGAGTTCACCGCCGAGAAGCTTTACACCGGCGCCAACCTGACGACGCTGCAGGATGACAACATCCACCGCGGCAAGTACAAGCCGCTGGTGGTCAACGAGCTTTCCGACACGGACTTCAGCGGCAACAGCGCGACCGCCTGGTATCTGTTCGGGTCGGTGCTCAAGCCGATGGTCGTCTCGGTGCTCAACGGCATCGAAACCCCCACGGTCGAGTCCGCCGAGGCCGACTTCAATCAGCTGGGCGTTTTGTTCCGCGGCTATCACGACTTCGGTTGCGACAAGGCCGAATGGTTGGCAGGGGTCAAGAGCAAGGGTGCAGCCGGTTGAGCCTAGCCTGATCTGATCCGCCTTTGTTCTTTCCTGAAACCTTTGTGAGACTTGAAAATGAACCTGAAAACCGAACGCTTCAAAAGCGGCGAGCGAGTGACCCACACCGCAGCGTCCGCCATCACGGCAGGGACGCCGGTCCAGTCGACGACCGGCCTGGTTGGCATTGCCGTCAACGACATCGCCAATGGCGACACTGACGAGCTGGATGTCGAAGGCCGGTTCCGTGCCTGGGGCGTTGCTTCCCAGGCGTGGGTCGTTGGTGATGCCGTTGGCTGGGATGCCGACGCTGACCCGCTGAACGGGGTGGCCGGCAGCGGTGCCTACACCACGGTCGTTGCCAACTGGAACTTCTTCGTCGGATACGTCGACGAAGCCAAGGCCGCGGGAACGGAAATGGGCGTCATCCGCCTGGCAAACCCTGCCGGTGCTGATTTCATCCCTGCCGGTGCTCCGCAGGCCTTGACCGGTGCGGGAGCGATCAACGTGACCAGCTACTTCACCGCCTGGACTTCGGGTGGGGCGGTGGCCGGAACGCTTGCCGACGGAACCAGGCCGGGGCAGCTGAAGGAGATCACGCTGGTCGTTGCCGGCGGAAACGGAACGCTGACGCCAGCGACGTTCGCCGACGGAGCGACGATCACCTTCTCGGCTGTTGGTGACAACGTGTTGCTGCGATGGACGGGCGACGGCTGGCGAGTCCTCCGCCGCATGAACATCGCGACCGGCGCGCCCGGCACTCCGGTTGTGGCGTAACCCATGACAACCCGGTTTGAAACTGCGATCGCTCGTCTCGCCACGCGGCTGGAAAGTCGCGACGGGCGAGCGGTCGAGTATCAACAGGGCACGACGATTCGCCTGTCGGGGCTGATTGCGGTCCCGATGGACGAGGAATACCTAGTCCACGATGAGGACGGGGTGGTCACGAAGATTCAGGTCAACGACTGGATCTTCAAGGCGTCCATCCTGGCCAACGTCGAACCGAGAAGCGGCGACCGCGTTTCGCTTTTCCGCGATGACAAAGAGCACATTTATGAGGTTCAGCCGGTCGGCAATCGACCGTGCTGCGAGCCCCACGACAACGCCGGCGTGATGGTCGTTGTCCACACCAAGAAGATTCAATGACCGCGACCCTGATCCTACTTGCCGATGCGATGCTCGCGGTGATCAACACCGCCGAGACCGCTGGCGATTTTGGGGCGGTCGAGTTCACCGCGCGGCGGTCCTATCCCGACTGGGACGACGAGTTCAAGGATCTTAAAACCTTGGCCGTCGATGTGGTCCCGGTCACCGCCAGCAGCCTGGCCGAACTGGACAGCGAATCGACGCTCGAGACCGAGCCATCGGTCGACATCGCGATCCGCAAGCGATTCGAGCCGGCCGACCGTGAGTCCACTGGCCGCATGAAGAACTCCGCCGTCGATCCGCTGGTCCTATTAGTCGAGCAGTTGCACGAGCTGTTCGCTGAGGGCCGTGGCGATTCGCTCAGTTTGAGCGGCGGGGTTTACGCCAACTGGATCGACGCGACCGTCCGCACCCACTGCGACTACCGCAGGCTCCGCGAGGGCTACTTCCTGGGCGTTGTCCGAGTTCGCTGGACTGTATCCAAGGGGGTCGGCTGATGTTCGGCTTCAAGTTCACCGCCATGCCCGAGTTCGTGCGAGTCGAGAAGGCCGCCAAGAAAGGGATCTACCGCAGCATCAGCCACGCGGCGTTCTCGATCCGCAAGGCGATCCGCGAATCGATCAAGAACTCACCCAAGCCAGCAGCACCTGGCCAGCCGGTCACGACCCGGGGCCGCCGCGGCAACGTCCGCAACTCGATCTTCGCGGCGGTCGAGGAAGATTCGGCAGTGGTCGGCCCGCGGTATTCGATGGTCGGCGATGTGATGGCGGCCCACGAGTTTGGACAGACACGATACGGCGACCGATACGAAGCCAGGCCAACCGCGGGCCCGGCACTGGAAGCCAACCTGGATCGATTTGCAGATTCCTTTGCCGGCTCGATCGGCGAATAAACACCCCACGAAGGAGATTTGAGATATGGCCAAAACGATGGGCTATCAAGGCGGTTTGTTCTACGGGGTCAAAGGCTCCAGTGCCGCCACCCGTATCAACGCCCGCGTCGATGTGAGCTACGAACTGGGTGTCGAGACGGGATCGACCACCTCGGCCGGCGATGGGACCAGCGTCCCGATCAACACCGGCGAAGCGACGGCCCTGAGCCCCAAGATCACCTTCAACATGATCGTCGCCGACGATGATTCCGCGATCGTGGCGCTGCAGGCCGCAGCCGCGACCGGAGAGCCGATCGCGCTGAAATACATCCGCAGCACTGGCAAGCTCGGCTTCGACTGCGACTGCATCATCAGCACCACCCAGGGCAGCCCGCTCAAGGGAGAGGCCACGATGGACGTCTCGGTTGAGCAGGTTTCCGCCTCGCTCCGCCAACCGGTGCTGAACGGCTGATCCGGCTTCTGACACGCTGAGCAAACACATCACCAACCCAACCCATTCGAGGCCCAGACCATGACGAGCATCACGCTCACCCAATCGATCAGCGGCGGAGGCGTTTCGATCCAGACGCTGCCGATCGTCCGCACGAACAGCGGCCCCATCGGGCTGGAAGACACCTTGACCGCCGCCAAAACCGGCCAGTTGACCACCCGCACGAATGACACCTCTGGCGAGCTGACGATGGCCGCCAGTCACGGCATCACCACCGCCGCGGTCATCGACCTGTACTGGTCCGGCGGCGTCCGCTACGGGGTCACCGTCGGCACCGTGGCGACCAATGCGGTGCCGATCAGCGGCGGGGCCGGGGACAACCTCCCGACCAACATGACCGCGATCACCGCGGTCGTTCAGAAGTCGATCAACCTGGCGATCGACGGCGACAATGCCGACATCCTGGCGATCGTAGTGGAAACGATCGACAAGTCGCTCCGCACGGCCGCCCACATCCAGTTTCGCGACGCGTCGAACGCGGAAATCGCCGAAATCGACCTGGTAGCCAACGTGCCTCAGGTTTGGGACATCGCCGGCGGGTCCAATAACCCGTTCACCGGCAACCCGATCACGAACCTAAAGGCCAGCCAGGGGAACGTGACGGCCACCGAGACGTACACGCTGAAGATCGTCGGCGTGCAAGACGCATCCCCCTAACATCGGAGGCCATCGTGCGTCTCAAAAGCGACGAACAATCGGTCCTGCTTGCGTTTGCGGCCGGCGGAGCCCCTCCGGCCGAGGTCTCTCAGGACCGTGTCGGGTCAATCATGGCCAAGTTCAGCAACTTCGGCTTGATCGATTCTTGTGGAAAACTTACCGGCCGCGGCCTGCACCTGGCCGCGCACCTCACCCCGAAAGGAAACCATGGCGCAGTTCACCGACCGGAGCGGCCAGCAGTGGCAGGTCAGCCTGGACCCAGTGCTGGCGGACGAGATCAAGCAAGCCCACGGCATCGAGGTCACCAACCTCGAAAAGGATCCGATGCTCCGGCTGCGGACCGACCCGATGATGCTGGTGGCCGTGATCGCGATCCTGTGCCAGGACCAGATCCAACAGAGGAGCCTGACGCCGCAGCAGTTCGCGAAGCTCCTGCCGTTCCCACCGGACGAGATGCTGACGGCGGTTGAGGCTGCGATTGTCAATTTTTTCCCGACTGGCCGGCATTCTCACGTGCGCGAGGTGCTGGCCAGCTACACCGCCATGTCGGCCAAGACGGACGAATTGACTACCGCGAAAATGTCGGCGGTGATCCAGGATCCGGCGACGAGTCGAGCCCTGAGCAACATGGCGGACGCGGAGATCGCGAAAGCTATGAAAAAACTGACCGATTCGCCACCTGGCACGTAGTTTACAGCGGCCGGGATTGCGTATTCGTCATCGACGGCATGGACGCGATCGAGGCTGGATACGAGTTCGCCGGCATCCTCGGCATCAGCCCCCGCGGGCTGACGCTGAGGCAGCTGTGGCGAATGGCCCACGGAGCCCAAAAAGATAGTCGACGCGAGAACCTCGAGTTGGCAAACCTGGTCTGGGGATTGGCAGAAATCGACTGGGAGGACTACCTGCTTTACGGTCGCATGGGATCGACAGGCAAAGGCGGCCCGGTGCAGGTCAAGCCGGACGTCCAGGAGAAGATTGACGCGGAAATCGAACGGATTCGACGCGAAAACCCAAACCTTCCGGCATTTCGGCAGGACACCGGAGAGTAAACATGGCACGCGCGGACATCATGGCGGGACGAGCATACGTCTCACTCTACGTCAAGAAAGACGACTTCGCCCGTGGCATCCAGGAGGCCCGCAAAAGCATTGGAGAGATCGGGTCATCGCTGCTGTCGGCCGGCGCTAAGGTGGCCGGCGCGGGTTCCGCGATCCTGGGGCCGCTGACCGCTGCCGTAAAGCTCGCCAGCGACTTCGAGGAGGCGTTCAGCAAGTTCAACTTCGTCTTCGCTGCGAACTCGGTGTCCGCCAAGCAATGGGCCGACTCCTTTGCCGAGCAGGTTGGCCGGTCGCGTCTGCAGATCGTCGAGTTCATGGCCGACACCCAGGCTTTGGTCATGCCGATCGGGTTCGAGGGCAACACGGCGGTCGAGATGAGCAAGCAGCTGACTCAGCTCGCTATCGACCTGGCAAGCTTCAACAACACGACCGACGCCGATGCGCTGCGAGACCTGCATGCCGCCCTGGTCGGATCGTCCGAAACGATGCTTAAATACGGCGTGATCGCCAACGAAGCGGCCGTCAAGCAGGAACTGCTGAACCAAGCGATCGATCCGACGACGGCAACCAACCAGCAGAAGGTTCAGGCCCGGTTCAACATCATCATGCGGGACACGGTTTCTGCCCAAGGAGACGCCACGCGGACGTCTGGCAGCCTGGCCAACCAGATGAAGGCCCTACGCGGCAGCCTGTCCGATGTCGCGGTAGAAGTCGGCACCGCGGTCGTGCCAGCCATTTCGAAGCTGGTCGAAAACGTCGTCGGCCTGATTCGGCCGATCATGACGCTGGCCCGCGAAAACCCCAACGTCGTCGCCTCGTTCTTGATGATTTCGGCGGCCGTAGTCGCTTCGGGTGTCGCACTGATGGGACTCGGGGCCGCAGCCAAGGTCGCTTCGGCCGGAATCGCTGTTTTCCGCGGCGCCTATAGTGCTGCGGCGATGGGAATGTCGGTTGCCTGGAAAGCTGCGACCATCGCGTTCTCGGTTTTGACCATTAAGGCGACCATCTCCGCCGCCGCTGCTGGAGCCGCCTGGCGCGTCGCCTCGACTGTTGTGGTGGCGGCTTGGAAAACCGCATCGACCGTCCTGGGCGCCGTGTTCACCACCGTCACCTGGGTCGCCAGCGCGCTGCTGATCGCCACCACCTGGGGAACCGCTGCCGCAGCGATCGCGATTGCCATCTTCGGGCTTGGAACCGTGCTGACCACCACGGCCGCCGTGTCAACCGCGGCCTGGGGCGTCGCTGGCGGAGCGGTTACCACCGCCTGGGTCGCATCGGCTGGCGTGAT